GCAGCGGTGGCGGTAACACCTCTGGCGCACCTTTCTGGCAGTCCAACGACACTACAGGCGTCCAGAACAGTTCGATCTACCTGAACTTCAACGGTCACGGCTGGTGGAACAACCCCGTGGGCGTCTCCACGGCGAATCCGAACAACGCGCGCGCCACCATTGCAGTACCAACGTTGCTGCTGACCCAGCCCAATAACTGGAACGGCGAAGCTGTGCTTACGCGCATCCACATCATGGCGTTGCAGCCCTCTAGTTTCTGGTCGCACGTCGCGGAACTGCCGCATCTACGGATGACGCGCAACGACAACATCGACGACGGGCAGATCCTCACGCTTGGGTCCGAGCGCTGGTTCATTGCACCTGTGTATCGCAAGAACACCGCGAGTCGCGCCGCATCGCCATACAACGGCGCGACTCACTCCGGGACCATCGCGATGGCTGTGCGCTACGACGGTCCCTGATCTCCCGTTTTACCTCAACCGAGAGTTATGACATGCCGGGCTTGACAGGCATGGTGCTCGATCGCGCCCAGGCTGGCTCACTGAACCCGCTCCTGAGCATCGACGGGTATCAGGTTGCCGCCATCTATCCGTACACCGCCAGCGATTCGCCACGGGCGGAGAATGGAGCGCGAAGCTACGCAACCGACATCACGGTTCCTGCGCAGCGGGCGCTGACCGGCATCCAGGTACCGAGCTACTTCGAGGATTACTACTTCCGGGTGCATTTGCTGCCCGGGCGCATCAACCTCGGCAGTCTGGCCTCGGAGCAGAGCCGCACGATCGAGGTCTGGAACGCACGGCTGACCCCGAACACCTTAGCGTCCCTAACCGCCACCGGCGCAGAAGGCATGACGCTGATCGGGCCGGCACCCGCGCCCACTGTGTTTGCCGCCAATGAATCGCGGCTCTATACGCTCGCGGTCACGCCGAATGGTCCGCCAACCGTGAACGCGACGTTTCTGTTCGCATTCGCTTTCGACGATGCCGCTTTGCTCGCAACCGGACGCCGTATCGTCGGATGGATCTTTGCGCCGAACTGGGTGCAACCGGTCATCGAGCGGCTGGAATGGCTCACGGATGTGATGGAGTCCCATGCCGGATTCGAGCAGCGCGTGCGCTTGCGTGCCGGTGCAAGGCGCAGCTTTGAGTACAGCGCCTTGGTCGGCTCCGACACCGAACGGGTGAAGATGGAAAACCTGCTGCTGTCATGGCAGGCGCGCGTCTTTGGCCTACCGCTCTGGACCGACGTCGCGCTGGCGGCAGGACCGATCCCAGCCGGCTCGACCTCCATTGCCGTGACGACCGCGAATCGGGACTTTGCCGTGGGCGGTTTGGTTGGACTGGTTCTGGGCATGGAGTCGGAGTTTGCCGAGATCACGGCGGTCCTGCCAACGTCCCTGACGATCAAGAGCCCGCTGGACTCTACCTGGCCGGTCGGTACCAAGATCCTGCCTGTGCGGCCCGCCCGAGTTCAGAACGACCTTGGACTGACCTACCTGAGCGATGCCATCGGCCAAGCCACGCTGCGCTTCCAGTTTGAGGACGAGTGGTTGCTTCCGGCAGCCACAGAGACATTGGACTACCGGGGCTACCCCGTCTTGCTCACCGCTACCAACTGGACCGAGGACGTCGAGACAGACTACGCCCGCAAGCTGAATGAACTGGATTTTCTGACGGGCCGACGCGTCATCGACGATCTTTCCGGTGTTGGCACGGTTCGCCGGACGCATCGGTGGCTGATCTCTGGGCGTGCCGCGATCACTGCGTTCCGATCATGGCTGGCCGCCCGCGCCGGCAGGCTGACGGCATTCTGGATGCCCAGCTTTCAATCCGACTTAAAGGTGGTGAGCCCGATCGGGGCCTTTGACTCGGCCATCACGGTGGAGAACCGCGCCTACGCCGCCAATGTGCCAGCCGCCATCGGGCGGCGCGACATCCTGATCGCCACGACATCCGGCAGTCGCTACTACCGGCGCATCACCGGTGCCACGGCGCTTTCGCCAAGCACTGAGAGCATCGCCATCGACAGCGTGGTGGGCGCGGCGCTACTTCCCGAACAGATCCGCCATGTGTCGTTCATGAAGCTGGTGCGCTTGGACAGCGATGCCATCGAGATCGCCCATCAGACAGACGACACGGCGGAGGTATCGATCTCCGTCAGAAGCATTCGGGATGACACATGACCTACGCCAGCAGAGAAGTATCGACGGACGCCAGCAGTCCGGTCGAACTGTACGAGTTTCGCCGTGGCGGTTCTACGTGGCGCTATACAAGCGGCGCGCAGGACGCGAGCTACGCCACCTATGCCTATGTGGCCGTGCCGATGAAGCGCGGCAGCATCGAGCAGACCGGCGAGATCGGGAGGTCCGGCCTGCGGATCACGCTGGCTCGTGATGTCGAGATTGCTCAGGCATTCATCGCAACACCGCCATCGGAGGTGACCTTGCTCACTATCTATCGCCAGCACCGGAATGATCCAGAAACCGTCGCGGTGTGGATGGGACGCGTCTTGAACGTCGAATGGCGCGGTTCCGAGGTCGAGCTCAACTGTGAGCCGGTCTACACCAGCCTGCAGCGCACCGGCTTGCGCCGCCTCTACCAACGCAATTGCCCGCATGTGCTCTACGGCACGTCTTGCCAGGCCAGTGCGGTGATCTATCGCGTGCCGGGCACCGTGGTGTCCGTCGCCGGAGTCTTGCTGAGCGTGCCGTCTGCGGCCGGATATGCCACGGGTCATTTCGCTGGCGGTTTTGCCACTTGGGCGGCCAACGGCATCACCGAGAAGCGAATGATCGTTGCCCACAACCTGGACGTCATCACGCTGTCGGCCGTGCCGCCCGGGCTCGCCGTGGGCGACACGATCTACCTGTATCCCGGTTGCGACCGGACTCTCGCGACCTGTGCGGCCAAGTTTGGCAACAGCGCCAATTTCGGCGGCTTCCCATTCATCCCGACGAAGAACCCCTTCGGCGGCAGCCCCATTTACTGAGTAGACGGTATGCCCTGGGCACAAATCATCGTCTGGATCGTCACCGCACTGATCCAGTACGCGCTCCAGCCAACACCGCCGCAACCCCAGGCTGCTGAACTCAAAGACTTCGATGCGCCGACTGCCGATGAGGGTCGCCCGGTGCCGGTCGTGTTCGGCACTGTGCTGGTGAAGAGCGCCAACGTGGTGTGGTACGGCGATCTGCGCACCACACCGATTAAATCGAAAGGTGGAAAGAAATGACCGACATCCTGGTGACCCACGGCGACATGCGCAGCCTGGGTTACTGCAATCGCGGCGCGCGGGAGTGGTTCGCGCGGCACCAGCTCGACTGGAGCCAATTCATCGACCAGGGATTGCCTGCGCCACTGCTGTTGGCAACCGGGGACAGCATGGCCGAAGAAGTGGTTGCCGCCGCCCGCGCACGTATTGGCCTCGAGGTGAACGATGGGCGGTAGCAGCAAGTCGCAGACGGTCGGCTACCGCTACTACCTGGGGATGCATCTGGCGATCTGTCACGGGCCGGTCGATGCCATCACCGAGATCGAGGTCGGCGAGCGCCAGGCATGGAGCGGCAACCTCACCGCCAGCGGCCGGATCACGGTCAACATGCCCGAGCTGTTCGGTGGCGAAAAGCGCGAAGGCGGGATTTCCGGCGCCATCGATGCCGCGTTCGGCCAAGCGGCGCAGACGCCGAATGATTACCTCGTGTCGAAGATCGGCTCCCCTCAACCCGCGTATCGCGGTGTGCTGAGCCTGATCCTGCGCCAGCTCTACATCGCCGCAAACAATCCTTACATCAAGCCGTGGGCCGTCCGCGTCAAACGCTGCTTCCGCGACTGGTACTCAGCAAAGGCGGAGATCAACGGCGCGGCCAACCCAGCGCACATCGTCTACGAATGCCTGACGAATGCCGTCTGGGGCATGGGATATCCAACGGCCAGCATCGACGATGCCTCGTTTCGTGCGGCGGCTGATGTGCTGTCCAACGAAGGCTTCGGGCTCAACATGATCTGGCTGCAGCAGAGCAAGATCGAGCAGTTCGTCAAAGAGGTGATGGACCACATCGGCGGTGTGCTCACGACGTCACCGTCGACGGGACGCTTCGTCCTGAAGCTGGTGCGGGCGGACTACAGCGTAGCGACGCTCCCCATCCTGAACCCGGACAACGTCATCGATCTGGAGAGCTTTCAGCGCGCTGCTTGGGGTGAGACGACCAACGAGATCGTGCTCATCTACACCAAGCCGGACACGTTCAAGGAGACCAGCATCGCGGTCCAGGACCTGGCCAATATCCAGGCTCAGGGCGCCGTGGTGTCGCAAACTCGCCGTTACCCCGGCATCACCTCGGACAACCTCGCCGCCCGCGTCGCGATGCGCGATCTGGCATCCGTATCCACGCCGCTCGCCAAGGTGCGGCTCAAGGTGAACCGCAAGGCCTGGAATTTGTACCCGGGCGATGTCTTCAAGCTGGAGTGGCCTGCGCTCGGGATCGCCGGTCTGGTGATGCGTATCGCCGGCGTCGATGGCGGGTCACTCACCAACGGCGCCATCAGCATCGACGCTGTCGAGGATGTGTTCGGCCTGCCGTCAGCGGTCTACACCGCATCCC